GATAATCGAGCCAGTCATTCACCATCGCCACGCCCTCATTCACCTCGTCACCTGGCGTCGGCTTGAAGTAGAGACCAAGCTCCTCGAACTCCGTGATCAGTGTCGTCGGCCGATCATTATCGAGCTTGGGATTCGATGCCGCACGGCTGTCCATGTATCGGTCATAAATCACCACCTCCGCACCATTGCGCGGATCCCAGTCCTGCGGCTTCAGACTGCTCTCGCCGTCACGCTGCGCCTTCTTGTAATCCTCCCATCCCTCGAGGCGAGCGATCTCTTTCTTGTACTGCAGGTGCCCGAAACCCAGCGTTTGCTGTGCCGGTCCGATTCGGCCGTCCAGCTTCTTCCCGTCCGTCAGGGCCCACGGCCCCAGGTACCCATACATCGGGATCTCATAACCACCCGGCCACTCCTTCCAGAGGTACGCATGCTTCTCCGTCATGCGGAACCACTCCATGAAGTAGTTTCTGCCGCCGGCCGGATCCAGAAGCATCCAGTTCGTGCCCTTGTCCGGGAGCTGCTCGATTGTGAATCCGTGCACCTTCAGATCGAACTTCGGGAACCTTGCGGATATCGTCTTATTCGCTATACCGTAATACCGCTCCTTGATATGGATCACCGATCGACCGCGCACCTTCTCAACCACACTGCGCGGATTGCCGTATGGATTATCCGAGGAATGGAAAAACACCACCGCTGAACTTTCCCTGGCACACTTCAGGACACGGGGTACCTCTGCAAACTTTCGGCCTTCCGGGATAGGGGGCTGGCTTGGCTCACCGTCGATCCACTTGTCACAGTTCTCAAGCGCGATCGCCAGCTCCTCCTCCGGCTCCCCCTTATCCTTCGGGCATAGGAATGCAGTGCTCGTTTTCATCACCTTTGCACCATCCAGAAACATCTTCACCGTGCCCGTGTATCCCATCACCGGCGTGAACGTGATCACGATCTTTCCGTTCCGGGTCGCCACGCGAAACTCCAACGTCTCAACCCAGAGAGGGGGCACCAGCTCATCGGGCCAGGCCACATCAATCTCGCCACCCTCAATCTTGCTGATATCCTGCTCATAATTTCGGAACGTGCAGACTGATCTGTTCGGAAGCACGAACTTGTCATCGCTGAATCCGTACTTCATGTTGTAGCTGATATACGCCGTCTGAGATCGCAGTGTTTTCTTCAGCTCAAGCGGCATGTACTTCCAGAACAGCGGCTGCTGCCAGTCACGGCTATTCTGTCCTGAACTGTGGAACGGCCACACGATCGACTCGTCAACCGCATTCAGTGTCATCTGACACCGCTTCGCCGCATACTCGCTCTTGCCTCCACGGTTCCCACCAAGAATCAGAAGCGTATTCACCGGCTCTTTGAAACCAAGTGCTTCACGGGTCCGGGCCGCCGCATCCTTATCAGGCAGCCAGGACCAGTCGAGCAACGCATCACAAATGCGCCAGCTCGACGGTTCCCAGCCATACCTCAGCGGATCCTCTTTCTCCTGCGCGATAATCTCCTCGCGCCTCAACATGTGATCCATCCACCGCTGATACCCCATAGCCGTCATCTGTGCCGGCGTCGGGATCCGCAACACGGGGTGCTCAGTTGGTGTGAATGTTGTCGCCATCAGTCAGCTTTCAGACCGTGATCTTGTTCTCGTCCAGTTTGTGATCTCCGCACCAGTCGTGCAGGAACACCGCCGGGTACCCGTTCATCGTCGGCGCACGTCGCCGGCACCGGCCAACATTCAGGGCCGTGCCAGTCACCGTCCTCTGCTTCGCCACGAACCACATGCAGGATCTACACCTCATGCCTTCGGAACGGTGTGCCCACGGATCCGGCGGCCGGGGAGGGCGGTCCTGGCTCTGGTGGGGCGCGGTATCCACTACCCGATTGTGAGTTATCGGCGGCTCCTTGATTCCCGCCTTCATCTCCAGAGATTCCGTCACTGCCGCGGCACTGGGCATGTCCGAGGTCGCTTCTGTCGGTCCTTCAGGTGTCAACATCTTCCGTCTCCTTCTTCTTGTTCTTCTCGGCCGTGATGTGTACCTCTTTCATCTCACGGCAACGTAACCAGTACAGGGCAGAGGCCAGTTTCTCCAAAGCCTCCTCATTCTCCTTGCACTTGAATTTGCGGCTCTGAAATCCATTCAGCCGGTGCATCACGATCGCGACCAGGGCGGTCTCACTCAGGCCGTTGATCCCGTCAGTGCCGCGCGGATCCCCGTGCTGGAACCTGAGCGCAACCGTCGACTGCTCCGTCTCTTCACCGAGCATCTTGCGCGGCCATGACAGGCAATACCCGTAGTGCGCTCCCGCGCTCCCGGGCATGCCCATCGTTTCGATATCAGGTGAGGGATAACCCTCCACCTTGTGACTCTCGATCGTCTCCGTCTCCAGATGTCCCATCACCACGATTCGCCTCACTTTCCACGATCACAGGCGGCGCAGTACTCAGCACCACTGGCGGCTGCGTCCTCCCGCTATACACGCCCAGCCAGATCCGCCCCGTGATCAACACCTGAGCCTTTTCCTCTTCCGTCATCTCCCAGCACGACACACACTGCTCCCCGTCTGTCGCCACTGGCAGCTCGCCACATTCCTCGTCGGTCATATCCTCCGGTGGCCCCAGCACCAGATTCATTCCCGGAAACTCAACTGGTTTCATGTTCGTCCTTTCGCCAGGCTCGCGCCGGCCTCGATCAGTTCCTCGCGCGTCCAGAGCTTCTTACTCTTCTGACCCCACTTCAGGAACCGAAGCCGGTATTTCTGCGGCTCGCCCCGCTTCTTGCGTGGCACGATTATCCGTGCGACGGTCCTGGGGAACCTGACCAGGTCCCCGGGATGTAGCACCTCTGGAAACTCCTCGCCCGTCATTTGAAATTCGCCAGTCTGTAGACGCCCTTGCTCACCCGCTCGAATGCCGGATGCTGCGAGAGCTTCGCGTTCACACACGCTTTCCAGTTCACTCCGCTCGTATCCCATCCTGACCCCTCGAGCACGTCGCAGATATCCGACAACGGCATACCCGGAGATCCTTCGAGAATCGTGATCAGTCGATCCCTGAGCCCACTATCAAGCGAGTTGGATCCCCGTCCCGCACTCGGCTCCGGTGCCGGTTTCGGCTCCGGCTTCTTCCGGGCTTTCCGCTTCTTGCGCGTTCCACGTGGAACAGTTGCGCCTGACTTTGACACTGCCACTGAGGCAAGCTCCTTCAGGCCTTCCAGACTCTTCGCAAGATCCGCGATCGAGGATGAATGGCTCGCCATTTCCTCCAGCTCACTTACGATCGCGCCAAGCGAACCAAGTGCCAGCAGATCCTCCACCATCTTCTCGATCGCTTCCGGCGACGCGAACGCAACCATGACCTCGCCCGTAGGCGTATACCCGACTATCTTCATTTACCCGTTCTCCTTCAGTTTCACCTTCATCGAAGATGCGACCAACGTGCGCATATCCTCGAGGTGTCGTTGTGTTGCTGCCATTGCTCCCGCGCTACCTGACCCTTCCGATGGTCTCAATCCGCAATCCCACAAATCATCCATGAGCCTCTGCGCCTGCGTAGCATCAAGCGTCATCACCGGGGGTACCTCACGTGCTGTAGGGATATCGGCGAGCGTCAGGGGCTCTCCGTACATGCCCGTCTCGGTATCATAGGCGCGAAGCTCGACGCGGCTGTTGAAAGGGATTGTCGATCGGGTTGCGCGATACTTCATCATTACCCGTTCTCCTCTTTGATCTTCCGCCCACACTTCGGGCAGTAATTGATCCCATCATTCGTCGGCGTGGATCCGAGACACCATGCAAGGCCACACTCCGCGTCATAACATCCCGTCGTCTCGCTCCCGATCCACGTGCAGGTCGGAGGTTCGGATTGAGTTGTATTCGCGCCCTCTAATGCGTTTAGCAGGTACTTCTCTATTGACCCCGCCGTCTGCAGGCAGCACTCCTTCATCAGAAAGCCAACGCCAGGGAAGCCGGTTGCCTCAGCTACGAGTCCCCGGATATGTTCCGCTGTGTAGGTCGCTTCGGCAGTCTTATCGTCACTCATCCTCTTCATCTCCCACGTAGAACGTCTCCTCCAGGTTCCCGGCCTTGAACCGGAGCCACTGGATTCCTTTCTTTTTGTACGGGCTAACCCACGTCGGCCGACCGTACCTCTGTCCGAACACCGCGCACCGGGATCCGTTCGCATAACACTCGATAAACTTCTGCGCCGGCAACCACTCCTCGCGGCCGATCACCATGTACCTGCCTGAATCAAACAACTCGACCACGTACGGATCCGCCGGTACCGGCTCCTCGATCTCCGCCTGGTCATTTGTCCGGATCGGTACAGACTCCGGCTCCTCCATCTCCGGCCATGGGCCCGGATCCGGATCCGGCTCGCGCGGCGTCGTGCATGCGGTCATGATTCCATGCACCACGACCAACCCCACAATCAATGTGAGCGTCTCCGCCACAGGAAAACTCATCTGGCTCATCTTCTTGCCTCCCCGATCAAGTGGGCGACCTCGCGTCGACTGATAGGTATCGCGCCGTACTCTATTGCCAGTCCTCGCTTGCTCTTGCAGATGTCGTAGTGCAGTAGGGTCTTGTGCTGAGCGTGCCTGCGTGCGACGCCGATCTTGTCAGCCATCTCGTGCAGCTCCTCCGGGGTGTCTGCCATCATGTGGCACATAATCATTCCCCTGAATCTGTGGATAGGTGCATCGACATACACGCTCATTCCGCCGCCTCCCCATTGCCCGAGTCCGCGTAGTAACAGCGCATACATCGGACACTTTCCGAGATGCCCTGGCTGCCCTTGCGTCGGTGCGGGTGCCCCTTTTCGCAATACAGCATGTACGAGTGCGTACCATGCGGGTGCCATGGTGATTTGAAGCGGCGCACGCGCACGACAGGCACGAGCGGGAACTGCCTTCCGGTGAGATGCTTCGTCATCCTTCACCTCGCCACAATCTCCGCCACGTATCCCTAACCGGCTCACCCATCAACAGAGCAAACCCAATCACCTGCCACGGCCGCGTCACCATCCGGATCCTCAACCTGCTTCTCTCCGTCATCCTTCCCTCCTGACTCATGGTGCCGCCATCGCGTGATCATCGTCCTCTGACGGCTCGATCTCGGCGTGTTTATAATCTTCCAGGAACAGTCGGCGCTCTCCGTCCATCTCGTCCATGTACTGCCATGATTCTTCGACATCGAAATACAGCCGCTTCACAGACTCGCGGCCGTTCCCGCCCCGCTGCCCCTGTACCGCGAAGATCGCATCGTGCATCTGCTTAAACTTGGTGAGATTCGCGTCACACTCCGCGAGCTTGTCCTCCTTGGCTTTCTTATCCTTGGGGTCGTCATCCGGCCAATTCAACGCGAGCGCATGCTCCTCCTTCCAGAACTCGAGACTCGACTCCTTGTCCTTGTTCCGCCATACGCAGACGATGTTGTGTGCCAGGTCAACCACGTGCGCGGATCCGCGTACCTGATACTTCGACGGGAAGTTCTTGTTCTCCGGGTGGCGCGAGTCGGGCTTCTTGTCGTGCGCGACCAGGTGCACGTGCACCTCGAACTCGGACGCGAACTCGAGAAGCGCATTCAGGAGCTGCTTCTGGCTGTCGTTGTCCTCCTCGTCGCAGTCGGTCCTCATCAGGCTATCGATCACAAAGTGCTTGATCCCATATTTCCGGGCGGCATACCTAAAACACTCGAGCAGCTCTTTCCTGCTGGCGGTACCAACATGGTCATAGATCCAGAAATGCTCATCGAGCCAGTCGATCGCGGCTTCGTGCACTGCTTCACTGCACGGCTTTCGCCAGCCGATAACCTGTCGCACCATGTTCTTCAGGGTGTGCTTTGCTTTGATCTCGAGACTGGCGATCAGGCTGCGCTCTCCGCTCGACTCAGCGATATGCACAAGATTGAACTGCAGGTTCACTGTCTTGCCGTGCTTGGTGTAGCCATGCCACACGGTGGTCTCTGACGGCCGGAACCGGAACGGGATCTCCCAGGGCGGCGAGACTCCGGGCTCAACTCCGCCTTCCGGGTAAAACTCGTTCCACACATCGATCCGGTAATCACTCGGCTTGCGCAGTACAGGCGGATCCATGTTCTTCGCCTCGATGATTATCAGGCGCTCGATCTCCTCATCGTCCAGATCCTGCAGGAGCATGTCATTCGCATCCTTCGCCTGATCCGGGAACGAAACAATCATGCACCGCTCTCGACCGAGGCGCGGCGCTATCGCGGCAGTTGCACGATCACCCGGCTCGTCGTCGTCAAGGCACAGGTAGATCTCGGTGAATTTCTCGAGCCAGTCATAACAGGGCTCGATCCAGTCATCGTTGGGATCCCGCTTCGCGTTCTCATCGCTCGAGGACTTCGCACCGAACGGGACACTGACGGCCGGGAATCCCATCTCGCACATACTGAGCGCATCGATCTCGCCCTCAGTGATGAACATGTCAGTCTGCAGGGGATCAATCGCCTGGATCCCGAAGAGGAGCTTTACCGGCGAGCCCTTCGGCTCGACCCACATCTTCTTCTTCCCGTTCTCTCCCCGGGCAAGAGCCATGAGCTTGAGCGCGGCCAGCTCTCCCTCCGGAGTGAAAGAGGGGAACACCACATGATCTCCCCGGTGATTCTGCCCGACACCGTATCGCTCCAGTGTCGCCTGAGACAGGCCGCGCTGTTCAGTCAGATACGCGAACACCGGCCCGTCCGGATCCAGCGGCCGATACATCGAGGCCAGGTCAACCTTCTCCGCCTTCGGCTTGGAAGAGGGCGCGGCGCTCTTTTTCTGAGAAACGTGACCACTCACTCTCTGCCACGTGTCCTCCCGGATCCCGAGGAACTCCTTTGCCTCGTTGATCGCGACCACAAAGTTGCAGCCACGCACTGCCATCCAGAGCGAGAGCAGGTTGCGGCCGCGCTCGGAGTCCTCTGCGAAGTCGCACCACCATCCGGCCTTGTCGCCGTCCAGGTGGATCCGCAGACTCTGCCCGTCGCCGTCCTGTATGTTCCCGGTCGCCCATTCGTTCCGGATCCGCTTCCCCCGGGGGAGCAGGTACCGGCAGACTTCCTCTGCCCGATCCGCGAGTCGACGCTTTACCTCGTTCCCGTCTACCATCCCTTGCTCCCCGTAAGCTGTTGCATTCGCAGTTCTGAATAATCCGGGTCCCTGTCCGTGAGGACGCGACCTCTAGATCTTCTTTCTTGAGTTTTAAGAGTCTTAGATATAGGGACCTGGCTCACTTTCGGGTCAGGTTTGCGCCCGTTTTGCGCCGAGTTTGCGCCAAGAATTGCGCGATCCCACGCGAAAGTGTTGATTAGCAGGCACTTAAGACGATTCGGTTTGCGCCTGTTTCGGACCAAGTTTGCGCCATCTTTGCGCCCGTTTTGCGCCGAGCTTACATAGGGGTCCTTTGGAGCGCGCACCTGCAGGTGCCCACGCTTCTCGCATCGCTCGATCGAACGGCGCAGTTCCGATCGTGAGCACCCCAGTTTGGCCGGGGAAGGGGAGAGGCACTCCCCCTGAAGAATGTCAGCGGCCTCGTCGTCCACGTAGCTTGCGTTCATCGCGACGTAGTTCATGACCTTGAAGTCCAGATCTGGGTGTTTCGACATGTAGTCGTTCCATTCAGGAGTCCGGAACTGCATGAGAAAGTGCAGCCGCTGTTGCTGCAACGTCTCAGGCTCTGTTCTGACAGTTTCATCAGGGGGAGGCACAGGGGGTCGATCCTTTCCTACTTCCGCTTTGTGCCGTCGAACCGGGTATTCTCCGATCCGCGATCAAACTTCTTCACCTTGGGGCCCTGGTCGAACCTGGTACCCTTCTGTGTGGAGTCCAGCTTCCGCTTCCGCTTGCTGAAATCCTTGCTCGTACTGCGTCCCATGGTCTCCTCCTCCATGCGGCCTACCAACGGCCACGGAAGCGGGGGCACCGGCCCTCCAGCTCCCAAAGATCCTCTTGCAGGTGCCGGGCTTTGAACGTCATGCCGGCACGGAAATTCTTGTTGCTCCTGACCTTCACCCTCACCACCTGGTCCCCGTGCTTCGCGAACACAAGGTGCCGGTTCCTGCAGGGCCGGTTAATCGCCGTCAGCTCCTCGATGACCGGGTACCACTTGGTCAGGGCCAGCTCGTCCGGTACCGGGTCAGATGACGGCTCCTGTGCGCCGCTCTCGGCCGGGGACGGGTCATGGTCCTCGTCAGCCTGAGATCGCTCCTCAGCGTCGACGTGGGGTAGGGTGGCTTGTGGATCCTCTGTGCGGCCGCTCTCGCCCGGATCCGGCGGTGGCACCACCTCCAGATGGCGGAGGAGCTTGCCGACGGCCGCCTCAGTGAGCATCACCCGGCCGCCCTTCTTCGTCCAGTCCTCCCGGCGGGTCAGAAACTTGGTGCGCGCTTTACGCATCACGATCCGGCTCACGCCGATCCGATCCGCTGCCACCTGCTCCTCGATCGTGAAATCCTCATGCTCAGTCATTCGTATCTCCTTAGAGGTGTAGTCCTGTAGTCACCAGTAGAGGGATCAAAACTGAGGATCGACGCGCAGTGTGCGCACCTGACGGCAAATGGGGTGTCGTTGTCTGGGAGGATTCGCCCACATGCAGGACAGGTACGCTCCGGTCGGCGATGGGTCCGCCTATTGTCAAAAAAGTTTCCGTGGCTCGATGTAACATCCAACCCACCCCCCCGCGATCCACGGGAACCCCCCCCGCCCCCCTTTTTGCCTCTGAATCGCTCATTGTTGAGGATCCGGGCGACATCTGCAGGGGTCAGGCCCTTGTCCCTTTGTGGTCGACTCCGACCTGCTCCGCGTGGTCCGGTGGCCCTCAACAAGCGTCTGAGACGGTACATGATACGGGTCACGGGCTCTGATTCTCCTCATTGGCGGGGGATTCGGGCTCCTGAGCACCTGATACAGCATCAGCAGGGGCTGAAGGGAGCACCGGGTCGGGTCGTGTGGGGTTGCCAGGCGCAGGTTGCTTAACTCCTGGCGCGATCGCCGTTCCCGATGCTCCAGTCAGCCTCTTTTGTTCCGTCTCTCCTCCGGGTCTACCGGTCTCGTCTACCACCGCGGCGGTGATGTCCACCGCATCATCCAGCATCCGGTTAAAGTCGTCATGCGTCGGTCGGGCTGCCGGCACGA